TCTTCGAACTGTTCGACCCAATCGATGTTACGACTAATAGCTTTCGATGCTGACTGTGCGCCATTCGGTATGCTCACCACTGGCCAGGTTTTGGTACACTGTTGGTATGACAGGGCATCAATTTCTCCCTCGACAATTACCAACCGCTTACCAGCTTTCCAGAGATGCTGTCCGAATAGTTGTACATCAGTCATGTCACCACGGGTCTGGAACTGTTTGCCCTCGAACCGTAGCTTCTGTCCACACACGTCACCTTGTTTGTTTCGGTACGGTGCAACGTGGCAGACCTTGCCACCGACCTTCGCAAGTCGGTAGCCAAATTTCTTACAAGTGTCTTCTGTGATACGCCTGTTCTGCAATGCGCGGAACACACCACCACTTATTAAATCAGAGTCCATAGTTTTCCTTACGGTCTGTTGTTCACCTGTCCACCTATGCTCCTGACAAGAGAAGCAATAGGTATGATCTTCGTAGACTGTGAGTGCGTCACTCGACCCACAGTCTTCACACGGGTTGTGCGTCTTAATCACGGACGATTGCGTATCGTACATATCGTTGTCCTGTCACATCTGTTTTGCGAATACGGTTGAACTTGAATTTACCAGTTGCTTCCATGTCGCTGATGCGGCGGGGCAATGCACGAATGCGATATAGGTTTTGTGCTTCGATGTTCGTGATTGATGAACGCATACTGAAGTGTCTTTTTAGTAATTCGATCTGTGTCATACTGACTCCACATAAGTTATGTTAATGCCAACCGGCTCATCCGGTTCGGCGTATCGTTTCGTCACCGCTAGTGCGATGATCTGGTCGTCATCGTTCCAAAAGAAACCATTGCTGGTCATGGAATCGAGAGGGCCTTTGGCGAAATTATCCACGTCTCCACGCGGGTAATCTCTCTTTGATGTCTTCGGGCGTTTAGCCACGACTTCTATAAGACACTCGATGGGTTGTTCCATGTGCTTCACCGTGTCCTGAAATTGACGCAGTGCTTCTCTACATTTTACCCTGAAGTTGTCATACGTTTTGCCGTAGTAAGTACCCCACCTCGACACACGAGGTCTGGATGCGGGAACTGGTTCTACTTCTAGGAAGATGACCGTTGCCCCGCGCTCCATCAGATAATTCCGTACCTGTTCCGCAAAGCTAGATTGCGATGTCGAAGTCGTCATCGTCAGATGAGTCGTTCTGTACCGCTTGGTGTTCACCAAAGTCTCCGGCTGCGCCCTGACCAAGATTACGTTTCTCGATCAGCATTACGTTGCGTAGCTGGCTGGTGACACCTTTGTTCCCACCGGTGTTGTATGCTTTCAGTTGGAACGATGCTTTGATTAGGTCACCGGAAGAAGGACAGTCATCGACTGCCAGTTGCTTCTTGTCTACATCGACAAATCCTGGCTGGAACTTTGTCTTCGCAGTGATGAGCCACTTGCCTTGGAAGTCTTCCTTCTCTGTGTCATCGCCATCCTTGAATGGCATCCGAAGATTGGAAGGTAGCTTCTTGAACTCAGCGGTCGCGAGATCATTGGACACTTCAGTCAGTGTCTCGATGAACTTCTCGATCTCTGGGTCGCCTTTCTCCATGACCATAGTCACTTTGTATTTACCGTCAGAGAACTCTTGACCCTCGTCAGGCTTTGCCAACCATGCATAGGCGGCTACTACATTTGGAGAAACTTGGATGCTTGCTTTATTGCTTGCCATAGTTTTGATTACCTCAGTGTTTTGTTTCAGTTAAGTCGGGGTGAAACATCAGGGCTTGTGACATGAACCAATCAACGTCCACGCCGATGTCCTGAAGTTTCTGTTTGTAGTCGTCAGGCAGATAGCCCAACTGCCAGAAGATAAATGCCATGCGCGTAACCAACTCTTCTGCTTCTTGAGTACGCGGTGGATATGTAGTTGGCATAAGGATGCTCTATTTGCTAGTGCTAGGTTTACTGTACAAAGATCAAGCAAAGAAGTATTTAGCTTTAAGTACTTCAGATACATCGAATGATCCTTGCTCTGGTATGTCCGGTAGGTCTACGTCTGGTGCATACTCTTGTATATACGGTGCGAAACTATCAGCTATCCAATTACCTTTGAACATACTATACGCTGTATCGCGAATGACATCACGCATCACATCCACATTGTTAGGCAACACCGCGAAGCTGTCATGAATCGCAGCGATGCTATGGATATGATGTTCCTCTCGTAATTCCACCACCACCTTCTGCATCAATGCGGCATCGAGTGAGTGAATGATATTCGGTGAGGAAGACAGCATCTGTTTTCTGACATTCAGTCCGCCGTCAGGGTTTTCATCCCACATAAAGTAAGAACCCATGACAGTCTTCACGTCAGACTTTGCGACATTCCAATAGGATTGCTGGATGGTAGAACCAACCGGCGTTACCCAGCGCAATGGCTTATCGAATTCAGCTAATGCTGTTGCACACTTCTGGAAGTAATCCATGATCGGGCGGCTGGCGACAATAGTCTGGTCGAGAGCAATCAATAGTTTGTCTCGCATATACGCCGCGTTCTCTAGTTTATTTCCATCGAGTACATCACAGAAGCCATCCTTGATAAGCTGGTCTTGGATGCCGCGAGGTGTCACACCGTAGCTGGTCGTCATACAAGCCCGCTTACATACAGACCTGTTGATGTGACCAATCCACTTGTGTGCTTGCTCAAGGTTCACGCCGTTCTGAATATCATCAGCGACAAGACGCATTACCACATCAGCCGTTGCACTGTAGATATCAAACCGCTCTGGATCAGCAGAACAGTTTGTCAGCTTTGCACCTACAGCATCGCGACCGATAAGAGATAGCAGTTGTAGTCCGTTGTTCGATCCATCCTGATGAACAGGCAGGGTGCAAACAAACTTAGCTGGGTTGTCCATACCAGTAGCTTGTGTCCAATCCACACACGTCTGCCAGAATTCTAGTTCTGACTCAGCGTGTGTCCATAGACGGTCACCCGATCCGAATGGATCTGTAGCGGACTGAACGATCAGGTCATGGTTGTCTGTCGCCCACGTCTGCATCTCTTCGAAAGTGATCTTGTCTTCACCGTATGTATTACACAGACGGACTGCCAACCAGAATAGACCACGTTCTCCTAACGGTTCACCGTCAGCAAATCGCATCACGCCTCTGGCTAGGCTATCACCTTGAGGGTTGAGGTCTGGGGTCACATAGTACATACGTCCGCGACTGTCACACTTGATGACATTGTATAAGTCACGACCTTTGATCTGTTCACCCAGAGTTATCTTACGAATGGTAGCTTCACGTTTAGAAATCTCGCGTGAATTCTTATCGTGAATATTCGTAAGTTCGTACTTCCATTCAGCCCGCTCGACCTTCGACATGGCATCCCATTCGATCTCGCTCTTACGCGCTGGTAGTGGTTGTGGGTCTGGCGATGGGATGCATGAGATAGCTTGCGTGTCGTTTATGAAACAATCACGCGCCATCTGTAATGCATCTTCATCAATCCGGAATGGACACCAGCCCAGATAGTTGGCTGCCCGTGTAGTAGTACGAGACAGCGGGTCATTCAGGACAGACGTGTGCTTGTGCAATCCGCCGCGAATGAATTCAATATCGACCATCATGTAGCCACCATCGTACCGCTGGTTCTCTTCATCCCATGACCACGGGCGTGGCTCAATGATCATTGGCTTTAGAACAGGAGCGGCTAACTCCAAGCGGCTGTTGATGTCTTCCATCATGGCACGACAGGCATCACTCAGGAATACTTGTCGTTCTGTTTTGTTTCTGACTTGGACGTACCGGAGTTCGAAGAAGCCCCCACCGTTCTCGATGACGAGGTCGAGGATCTTTGCACCGATGTGCATCCGGACATCTCTTCGCCAATCGAGAGTTTCGATTGACTTGATGCGCCGTGACCAGTTGCCCCACTGACGCTGGTTGAAGTTCTTCGCCGTCCTGACGAGACGAGCCGCGACATCAATGCCGCCCGACTGTTGTGCTTCATCTTTAGAATTCCTTAACCACGTCTCGAACTCGACCTGTTGTTTCATAGCCAGACCAATATCGAGACAGACGTTACGCGCTGGGCGACCAAGGCTGGCTTTCGCTAGACGGATAGCCAACACTGAGCGCAGTGCGATGTATGCGATCTTCTCTGGTGACACGAAGCTGATGTACCACCACCAAACGGGGCGTACCCCTGGCCCGCTGTTGGCAATCCCTTCGATAGCTTGTTCTTGTGCATCACGGATAGCAGGGATAATCATCTGCATTGTTTCCGTGAATATCTTACGCCCAGCCCCAGCGTCTGAGATACGTCCTTCCGCAAGTAGCTTACGGAATTTCTGAACGCCCTCTTCAACGCCAGCTAGTTCAACCCTGCGCTGTTCTTCTTCTGCCGCCGGATCGAGCGTGTGTGCTAGTAATGTGCCGAATTGTTTACTCATGTTAACCCTTTGTGTTTGCTGTATTATTAACTTAGGTTCACTGTAGTTCATTGATATAGCAGTGAAAAAACTAATGGGTTCAATAGGTTAGTCGGGGATTGACAGACTCATAACCTGAAGGTCGTTGGTTCAAATCCAACCCCCGCAACCAACTTAACTACTTATCTTTCCTAGATAAATATGCACCGGTGTACAGTAAATACTTGTTATGCATTTGCTGGATGTGCCGGTAGTGTGCCGACTTCTGCCACCACACCATGAAGAATAGGAATAGTGTGAGTAGCGGATGCGCCACAATGAAGATCCAGATGTTCAACTCTTCGTATGTCCAGCCCATTAGACTAGCCCATTCGTTAAGTGCATCAACGCACATCCAAAAAATTTTATTCATGAATTGATCGTATGTCATACAGTTAGTTCCTTAGATTGTTAAGTATGGTTGCCGCCTCGTTTGCCACTTGGCTAGGCGACAGGTGTGCATAGCGTTGTGTCATTTGGGTATCACTGTGTCCAAGCAGCCGGCTGACTGCGTAGAGTGACATCCCTGCTTGCACCAGACGCGAGGCGAAAGTATGGCGAAAGCAGTGTACGGTGAACCGACCGTGCCGACTGATAAGAACCTCAGAATTCAGACCGGCACGGTCGATTGCTTTGCGGATACCCTTCGTTGAGTACCCGCGTGGTTTTGACGGATCGCTTGGGGAGTAAAAGACATAGTGACTGTTGCCGCTAACTCTAAAACGGCGTTGCATTATGTCTTTCAAACGATCCGTCATGACTAGCTGACCCTCATTGCCTACCTTCGAGCGGTAAACATTGATTGTCGTCCAGCCGGTGGTGTCTACGCTTGACCACTGGATGCCAGCGGCTTCGGAGTAGCGGACACCGGTATCGATTAGCACGATAGCTAGGTCGTACTGATCCTGTAGTTTCTGTTGTGTCTCAGGATGCCGGTTGCCAAATCCTGGCTGACCCTTGATGTCACGTTCCGGATGCAGTTCGGCTAACAGCCGTTCCTCTTCACCGGTCATGAGATACCTTGTCTTATCCTGAGTAGACATCTTGATGTTCTTAAAGTTTGCCGACAGATCGACCGCCATGTTGTATTCATCACGGGCTTTCATAAAGACAGACACCCAGAACGTCAGTTCGTTGTTGATGTATCGCGGTGATAGACCCTCGCGTACCCGCTGGTTCTTCAGCTTGGATAGCCAGTGTTTATTCAGCCGACTGATGGGTTCGCTGCTGTCAGGTTTACTGTACAGCTTGGACATAAAAGTACGAGCGTCCTTGGCTGATGGCTTACCTGTTGCAATGAGTTCATCAGTGTACATCTGACCAGCTTCAGCAATCGAGCCACTCTCGCGAACACCAAGTTGATCACGGTCAGTAATCTTCTTGGATATCGCTTGAGCAACCAGACGTGCCTCACGCTTGTCTTTACGTTTCGTTGAGCCACGCTCATAGCGAATGACGTGTCCATCATCATCCAGTACTGGCACTTTGTACCACCAGTACGGACTGTTAGGTCTACTGTAGATGTTATCCATTGGATGCCACCTTGTGATACTCTTCGACAACTGTTTCAGGTAGTGTCTGAAGTAATACGTTTTGTATTCTCAGGTGTGGTTTAGCAGTACCAAACTTTCCAGTGTGATGGATAAGTCCTTCATCGATAAATATCTGTGCCACTGGGTCACCAGCGTAGTCATGGTTGTCATAAATGACACACCAGCCATCACCATATTCGGTAGTACCAAAGACATACCAGCAAGGGCGATAAAGATTACCGAATGATTTACACACATCAGTTATAACTTTCATCTCTTCTTTAGTGAAGTTTCTGAAACGTGTTCGCCATTCATCCAGATCAACTACGTTGTCTACATAATTATCTAATACACTTCGGCTCATACATTAGTCTCCATTTGTTATTGCTTTATGTGCGTATGGGTCATAGAAACTCAGCATCTTTAGGCTGAATTCCTTTGGGTCTTGTCCAAGGGCTTTGGCGGTAGCCACCCAGAGTTTTGGTGGTAGTCTTCCTTGACCACACTCAAGCTGCGAGACAAAAGTGTAGTACTCAAGTCCAAGGATGTCTGATAGTTTTCTTTGTGTTAGTTCAGCTCCAATCCTAAGACGCTTGATGTAATCGCCAGCATCGGCTCGAAGTAATCGCGCCTCTCTGGAAGACGCATCATATGCGTTATATGTCATAGTGTTACTTTCTGTTGTCATACGTTAGTCTTAAAGTTTCTATATGTTATTCTATATGATGATACTCTAAGGAACTAAAGGTACTTTAAGTTAGTCTTTAGGAACTTAGGGTAGGCTTTAGGCATAAGGATGCTCTAATTGCTAGAGCAACCCAATGACTAAGAATAGAATGGCTTGGAGTGCCACGAAGTAGCCTGTCAGATTATCCACAGGCCAGTCGCGTGGGCAGCGTTGGTCATATAATTTCTTCATGCATTCTCCTGTCTTACGTTCTGCTTGTACTGGTACATATAGCATTGCTGTACCTGTTCTTCAAGGCCGCGGTCATCCAATTCGTTCTCGACCATCGGATCTGAGGTGTGACCACGGATACCAAGTGCTTCCATTCGTTCATATGTAGCCTGGTATTGGGTCTGTTTGTTCCGCCAGAACCTGGCCCTAGCTTCCCATCCAATCCAATCATATTCATCAGCAAAGTATCTGCACCAAGCAAATAACTCGCGGTCTGTTCTGCCCCAGCCACGGCTGCTTGCAGTCGCTGGCGGCAATCGGTGTTCTGTTATTGCAAAAATCTTCTGCGGATTAAGCATTCTTACTCCTGTTCGTCTGCTTCATAGGCATATATTAGTCCGCCTTCACAGTGCGGACATACGCCCGCTGGAATTTCGTCACCGATGCACAATTGCTGTTCGGATAGGTCGATGTCCAGCGCATAGTCGATACCGACAACGCGGTCGCACTTGTCACATTCACCCAGCGCATCCGGTGATATGTCAGCCGGTCGCGCAAAGCGAACCATTAAAGATATGGTCATGGTATTACTCCTGATTTATGGTGGTCGATATATGGGCATAAGCATCCCCTATTTGCAGCATTTTTCAGTTCGGCTGCGCGGTGCTAACAGCACTCACAGTCAGCGATTGGCTTACCATTGCGGCACACATCGTCAGGCTCGAAGTAACTTTCGCCCATGTGATAGTCGTACTGGTCATTGAAGATGTCTTGCGCCCAATCTGAATAGCGAATGTCGCCGTTCTCTTCATGCACATAGACAGGCTCACCGTCTTGCATAACTTCTGCATAGAAGATGCCCTGCATGAACAGGTCAGCGCGTTCTGAGGCATTCTCGATGCGCTCTGACTCAGTGGCATACTTGTCCTGCATTCCCTTGAATGTCAGGGTGTTTATCTCATGCAGTTTTTGTTTGAATTCATCCGCCCTGTTCTGATGCAGATGCTGGATGGCTTGATACAGTCTATGCGCTAAGTCCATCTGTTCGGCGTTCAGCCATTCCAATCTCATCAGCCCGTATTCCATATTCTTACGGGCGGCATTTACAGAGCGGTGCTGTTGCGGCTTGTGGTCGGGATAAGTTTTCCCTGTCAAAATACATTTTGTCATTCTGTTTGTTTCCTCTTCGATACAATAGCTGGCATCGTCAGGCACATGGAACAACCCATGCACGACCGCCCGCCGGAGCGGGCAGTTTCGCCTAGTTGAAATCGAGCGGTATTGGATCACCGCATACCTGATCGTCTGCACCCAGATAGAAACAGTCGATGTGATCTTGGGCTTCGTCAGCGCACCGGATATCTGACCGCTGGCTGATATAGACTGGCGCGGGTATCTCGTCCTGTACGCGGTCGCGTGATGCCGCAATGATTACGGAAATTTCGTTGAGTGATAGCATAATTTTATTCCTTTCTGTATCAGCTATGCGACAGCGCGTTTTGCTGTAGCTAGGTTTTCGAATAGGTACGCAATGACCGGCACAGTCCAGCCATTGCCTAGCATCCGGTAACGCTGGGTGTTTGAGACGTGCGCGGTGTAATCTGTCCTAACGCCCTGTAAAGCCTCACATTCACGGGGCGTTAATTTTCGCCACTTCACGTCATCGATGGACACCGCGACATTATCTTTTTGGACGGTGGTCAGGCTGTTTGTGCGCCCGTCTAGCTGTAGTTCTAAACGCTGGCTTGTGCCGCCGTCTGGGTCGTACCGTCCGCGAAATGCACCGCACAAAACTTTCGGCTCTAGATTGCCCCCAGAATTGGCACACAATGACGGGGCTTTGCCGTCTGGGTGATACACCCGCCGATTATAGTCATGCCCCTTTAGGTCGGCGTGTCCGGCTAGTATTAGCCCGCTGTCAATCTCAGCGACTAACTGCCGCCTGTTTTTCATGAAATATGACCGCAGATTGCCGCCTTTGAAATAATTCGCATCGATGCAATGCGCCTTGTCGCGGTCGGTGAAACCACTTTCCAGAATATCGCCCAGCTTTACACCGGCATCGGCTGGCAATTCGTTTAGCGGAATGTTTGTCCAATAGACGCGGTGGCGGTTCTGAGCGGTAAACCGATTGCTGTTTATATGCACCGGCTGGACGCTATAGCCAGCCTCTGCCAGATAGTCGGTGATAGCCTGTTCGTTGTCTTTTTTCATGCGGACATTTTCCAGCAAGAAATAGCGGGGCTTTAGTGATTTTAACAGCCGGACATATTCAAAGAATAATGCGCCTCTATCGCCGTTAAAGCCCGCCTGTTTACCGGCAAAACTGAAATCCTGACAAGGCGACCCGCCTATCAGCAAATCGATTTCATGCGCCCCGTCATGGGTTAGCAAATAGCCCTCTTCTGAATAGACCGACCGAACATCGCCAAGCTGGACGGTATCCGGATAATTCGCTTGCGTTACCTGAATTGCAAATTTGTCTAATTCGCTGGCAAAATATTTTGTGATAGGTACGCCCGCCCGTTCTAATGCTTGGCGACCGCAAGACATACCGTCAAATAATGATAAAACTTTCATTTCGTTTTTTCCTTTTGTTTGATGCATTGGCTGGCATCGTCAGGACGGATAAACCACTATCCGCCGACCGGCGACCATTGCCGCCGGTTTCGCCTTTACTATATCGCGCTTTACTGTACATCGACCACAAAGCCGGAACGGTCAGTCTTTGCGCCGCCCTTGGCATATAGCGCAACGATAACGCCGGACGGTTCAAGAAACCGCAAATCGGTATCATCGCCATCAATGCAAGGCATCCCCAAAAATTCCGCCGGTATGCTTTCACGCGTCCGGAAAACTACAGCAATGCGATAGCCTAGCTGGATGGCGGTTTCTACTTGTTTTAGATAGCGGGGATTTGCGCCGGAATAGCTGAAAGTTAAATCATAAACGCTAGTATCTGGAATAATGCGATTTGCGATTTTTGTGTAATCGTACCACTTCACCCCGCGCTTGCTAGTCGCGACCATCAACGACCAGATATGATTTTCCCAACGAATATCGCTTGTTCCGTTAGGGCGAATTGCGGGCGTTAAATCGCGCTTGGCACAATAGGCAATCAGCTTGTCCGCCTCTTTTGCCAATAGGGCTTTGAACGCGTCCGGATGGTCAAACCAAAATAGCGTTTTGCGAATACGGTAAATCTGGACTGATTGCATCTGCCCGCGTCCGGCAGTGTTTAGGCATCCATCGATGCATGATGCTAGTTTTGCCATAGGGCAGACATTGCGACCGGATAGGCTGGCTGGCGCGAGATATAAAACGCCCGTCCGGATTTCTTTTTTCTCGCCTTTAATGGTTTTCGCATTGGCAAAATTTAACAGGCGTTCCGGTAATTTGGTGAAATCCGCCGACCATTTATCGCTGGCGACTATTTGGTTTTTTACGTCATCCGGCAAGTTTACGAATGACGGATAAACGTCAATGATGCGCTTTAAGCGCGCTAGTGCTTCGAATGATTTGATGAAATCGTTAGATATTGCGTTCATGGTTTTAGCCTTTCATTTTGTCTTACGTTATGTCAGCAATATTGACCTATTTTTTATCGGTCGTTGCCTTGCCCCATTGTAAGACATATTCCGGCGATACAGTCAAATAAAAACTTTGCTTTACTGTACAAATAAAAAAACAGTGTATCGCATCCAAGCGATATCTGGCAGAAATCCGCCGTTTTTGCGCGTTATGCGCTAGGCAGCTTTTATCTAATCGCCAGCGATTGCCGGACGCGCATTGCCATAACATGAAAGCCCGACCGACTAACTGCCCGCTATGCCTAGCGATTGCCGGTCGCCGGTCGCTAATGTGCCAGCAATGTGCCAAGCGCGCCGGATTTGACAGCAGAAAAAATCTGCCGGCATCTGGCCAGCCTGGTCGAGGGGGGTCACGGGGGGAACTCAATTCGGTTTGGCAAAAAACACCCCATACGAATTGATGTCAATTTTTGAAAATGGTGGAGATGTCCGGAGTCGAACCGGAGTCCACACAGATTCCTCACGGCTTTACTGTGTGTCTAACCCTAATCATCCCCATAGTAGCCCATAGAAGCCCCGTGAGTGCCTTAGTACACCGCAAGTGGTACATACCCACTACAGTAGTACTAAGGACACTGTACGAGCCTCACACGGCTAAACCGGATGACCCTCGATTTCCACGGGATAATGCCCCCAAGACAACTGGAAGTGTGGCCCGTCCTTGAAGCTAGTCCAATCGCCGCCCCATTCGATAGGCGTTTTGCATTCATACGCTGCCTGTTTGAACGCACTAGCGATCTTTTCGTACAGCGGCATAGCCCATTGTGCCTTACCGTCCACATACGCAAAGACATCAACTGCGTGTCCTGTCAAATGACGTGACTTCATAGTTGTTGATGCTCCGGTACGGACGTACTCTTCTTGTGTCTTGATGTCTCTCAAGCCCTCAGAGACACCAAAGTCTATCTCTGTGATCTCTATTGCGCGTTTGACAACGTCCACTAGGTCAGGGTGTACCCCTTCTAGTCGGCTCAGTGATCTCTCGCTTAACTTATACTGGCTCATGTACTTTCCTGTCACTCATCCAGACTTCGGTGCGTTCACCCCCACGCTTGACTCCACGGAACATACGTCCGCCACCCTGATGCCAATCGATAAAGTCATCGATCTCTTCTTGCATCCGTTGATCTCTGACACCCTGGGCTGCCTGATCTACGTCTTGTGCCATCGATCTCATGTAGTGAGCGACAGCACCGGCTAGTGCATCAAGGCGGTCATCGTGTTTCAACGCGCCTCTGTCTCTTGTTATATGTGTTAGTTGATATAGAAATGAGTACCTATGGTCATCGGCGCGGGCTTCCGTCCTCGCTAGGTCTTCATCAATGATTAGTCTGTGTGCGCTTATGACAGGCTCTAGCGTATCGATGATACGTTGTTCCTTCTGTCCTTTAGCCCACTCAGATTCCACTACCGTACAACCCCCAGGCCATACGTTACTCAGGATAGGATTGAATGCTGTTACCCACATACCTTGCCCGAAGTTCGGCTCGACCTCTACGGTCTGTACGTCATACTTCTTGGCATCCATAGCGATCTTCAGCATAGCATCAGCGGGGTCAGCCGCGTAGCCACCTATATGCAGTACATACAGCATACCGTTCAGTACCCCTACGATAGCCCATGCAGTCTCGTCTGCACCACGTCCTGACGGGTCAACGAACAGTACCTTAGACTCATAGTCTTCCCAGCTACTGTCCACGAACAGCGGACGTAGGAAGTGGTCACCTGAGAACCCTAAGTTCGGTATGTCCTTAACGTAGTTATGCTTATCGTTATGTCTGCCCCACTGTACTGTCAGCGGTGCTTTCTGGAAGTTACACGACATGACAATAAGATCATGCTGGCGCAGCGGGTATCTCTCCGCATCTGACAAGCTGGTGTCTAGCATATACTGCAATGCGAATGATGCTTTACCTTTAGCCTCAATCTTCATGAGTTCTTCGTTGCCAAACCGCTGGTCAGTAGTCTCACCATGCGCTAGTTCCTCATCGACAAACATCTGTTGCAGATAGGGGGCGAGGATGTCTTTCTCTTGACCGGTGTGGTTGTCGGTCATCAGATAGTTCTTCAGCTTATCAGCGGTCGGATAGCGTACAGGGATCGTAAAGCAGTTGAAGCCCATCTCTGTGACCAGCTTGTTGTACACAGACTCCTCAGTCTGCGGTGTGCCTAGTAGGATGATGTCACCCTTACCATGCTCTGTCTTTGTAATCGGAACGAAGTCTGACTGAATAACCCTGACGATCCGTTGCCTCGCCTCTTCAGTTAGACTGTTACGCTCCACTTCGATGTCATCGGCAACCAACAGCGTTGCACGACTACCTGTTATCTGACCGGTGATGCCTCTGGCGGCAACACTGTACGATTGCGACAGAGAACCGCCAGCTACATCGAACTGGTCAGCCATGTCGCGTCTGTTTGCGCCGGACTCGCGTGGGCCTTCTAGTAGCCACTGAACGAGTTCCATAGACTCAAGGATACCCTTGGTCTGCGCCACGAACTCTTTAGCTTTAGAGCCGGTCGCAGACACAACGAGAATTTTCTCGTCTCTAGGGTTTCTCATGAGTCTCCAGATGGCGTAAGCGGACGTGATGTACGATTTTCCAAGGGAACGAAAGCAACGAATGATGTCCTCTCGCGGCCCTTCTATAGTAAGCCCGTTGGCTATTTCCGCCGTATCTACGCCATGCTGAAGTCTGTGTGCTATCTCGTACTGAGCGCGTGTAGGCTCTGGCAGCCCTAAGTGTTGCCATACGAGAAACAAAAAGTTCCGGAAGTCACCATATGCTCCCCACACTTCTTGTGGAAACGTACTCTTCCAGTGTGGTTTTCCGTCAATCAGTAGTGGGTTTAGCATACTATCTTCCTGTCAGTAGTGACGGTTTAGCCCCTCTGGCCGTGTACCGCCGCTTGTTAATTCGCCTGTATCCATCGATGTTCGCGCTGACACCATTGACAGTACCAGCCATCGCGTCTTTTTCTTGGCGTGGCAACATAGCGGACTTAGCTTCATTTACTGTGCCGCCGCCGCCTTTAGCTGTTGTCATAGTCTTTGCGCTGGATGAACCTTGCGCTTGCTGTTGCATATTACTGGTCACCTTCTGTGCGGCTTGTGCCGCCGGTGACTTAATAGCCATAGGGTCTTGCACCATGACCGGTGTGGTACTTTTACCGGCAGTACCATCGCCCAGACCTGAACGTGCCATCAGTGCGCTCCACCATCGAATGGCATCACGTTCTGATACTTCTTCAGTGACTCTGCGATCTTCTTTGCTGTCGGTAAGTCTTCCATCTCTTCATGAGGTGGGAATGTTTTCAGAAAGTTGACGCAAGCTGACACCATCGAGGGTGACAACTCTTCGTCATCAACAATATCGACAAGCCGGTTTAACAACTTGTCACGCAGTAATTTTGAATCAGTCATTACCTTTTCCTGTCTTGATGTAGTTAGACATATAGTTCCAGCCGTCTTGTGCAGCTTTCAAGATTTCTGATCCATCATTAGTCGGACGTATGGAATTGCGGGTGTATATGTTGTTGTGATGTCGGGCAAATCGTCCACTTTTGTACCCTTTGTTATTCATCACATACCCCCAGAAAGAACTCCTAGTGTCGCTCATATTTTTTCTTCCTGTCTCGATATAGAATTACGTTGATCGAAGTGTTTAGAACTACAGCCACCATCGTTATTAAGTGTAGGATGATATCTGGTGTCATTTCTTCTTCGCTGTCTTCGCACTCCGCGTAAAGTTGGCTTTAGTCGGTGCGCCCTTTGCGCCCGGCTTCCTCATTTTTTCACCCGACCCCGCAGCGATACGCTTACGTTTGGCGGCGATGTTGGCATATAGCCCAGGTTTTTTTGCCATTACTTCTTCTTCTTTGCTGGTTTCTTCATGGCTGCTTTCTTAGCAGCGGCTTTACCTTTAGCGGTGTATGGATAGGCTTTACCTTTTACGTTTGGCATAATGACTCCTTATGCTGTCGATGAATTACCACTACAGCCCCAGCGTTTTCGGCTGAGACGTAATGGACTGTTTGGATCTGATGCGGCTTTCTTGTGCTTCTTCATCTGTGCATTAGAACGCGCACAGTAAGCATCACCTTTAGATGTTCCGGGCTGAACACGGGCAGAGCCATCTTTAGCCTTGCCCGCCTGTCCGTAGGAAACCCTTCGACCATCTGCCGTTATCTTTAATTTAGCCTTACCTTTGGCTGGCCCGTTACTCATTTGGTTATCCCCTTGATCTTTTCGAAAGTTCTAAGTCCGGCCATCCCTAGCATCGCGAAAGTTAATTCGAGAAGAATATCAGTAGGTATGGTAGGCATAACCATGCTGTCGTTCCCAGAGAGCATAACCAGCCATGTAGCAATCGGGTGACCGATAAATAACCAGCCGATCCCCAAGGCACACGCCCAGCCAATCGCCGGTCGCCAACCCGCCACCCAGACGCTTCTGTGTGACGCTTCAACTTGATTTGTCTTAATTGTTTCGAGAGAAATATTTGTTGCATTATCTACCAAGTTCTTCTCGATATCCTGTAAGGCTTTAGCTTTCGCGTCCTTATCTGGTATCGTTCTGTCCAGCACCTGACCGACAAGCGGCAGTAACTGAGGGATTAAAGCGGTGATCATGTCAGACTCCGTTGTTCTTTAGGTACACTGCGAACCAAATCAGCGCGGTCAGTCCTACGCCTAGTACGATAAACGCGAGTGTGTATCCTATAATTTCTATTAGTTCCTGACGCTTCTTAGCGCGTAACGCCGCGTCAGCTACACGTTGCTTACGGGCTTCAGCTTGGTACTTCACCCAATCCCCGTATAACCCTGGTCTGCCGTAGTAGATCATGGCTTGTTCAATTTCTTTTTGTTGTTGTTTGACCTGTTCCAACGCCATAAAACTTTCCAGCATCTCTGGGTCTTTGCCTCTGTGCCAGATTGATGTCTTCTCTACTGTAGCTTTTTTCGTCAGGTCTTCCTTGGCATTGACCCACGCACCAATGGATGACCCCACTTTCATGAGATCAGATCCATTGGATATAGCGGTACGGATAATTTTATAGGCGGCGTTGGCGGCTGCGAGTTCCGCCAGCATATTGCCCCCTTACATTTTAGAGAAGATTACAGCGGCTAGAGACACAACCACTAGGGTAGACCCCATGATCATAGCCTCTAATCGCCACATACGTTTATCTAGAGATCCAAGTTTCTCAGTCATCATCTCATATCTGACGGCGCACTCAGCTTCATGCTTCTCTAGTTCAGCTTGGGTATCCATAGCCATTAGACAATCTCATCTTTAACCGCCTGTCGGCGTGTTTGGATTGCCGCGATGTCGTCAGACGTTAGACCGTCTGTCTCCACCAGTTTTTCCCATAGAGCAACTATGAGTTCATCTATAGACGGGTAAGCCATCCTCCGATTCATGTCACGCTCTGCCGCAACATGAGCGGCTTCCATAGTTGCCCACTCTGCTTCTAGTTCTTCTCTTGTAGGGATCGCCCCCTCTTCTTGATGCCATGTTATGCCTTCGTATGTTGTGTCGGCACAAGCATACAGCTTTCCAGTACAAAGACTGTGCATGGCTAAGTCGTATCTTACTGTACTCATGACAGTCTCCTTTACGCGATTGCTGTGATTGTTAATTTAGGCACACGGAATTGGTCACTTCCGGTTGCGCTAGTACCATCCCACCAAGTGTTCATGTGCGCCCTGATCTGGTAACTGGTACTGTAGTCACGCGACATCCATTTCATTGTTTTAGGGGATGTCCAACTTGTGAACGCACCTTTGGATGTATCATCTGCACTAGCGTTGCAATCCACCACCCAAGTGAAATTACGAATATGTTGCCCATGGCTAGATGTTGAGTACTGGGCGTTTACATTCTGTCGTGCTTGTGTAACCTCAACATTGTCGATGAAGAACTTATGGTGCGAAATGCCACCATACGCTTCATCTTCCATTAGCCATTCAAAATCATACTTAACACGGGTTGCACCTGTTGGTGGTGTATACGCAAATTCACTACCTGTAATCGTTTGGTAACTGTTAGAGAAATTTTGATATGTAGTCACCAAAGGCATTGTGTAAGTGCCAGAGCGAACAGTCACTTGTGATCCATCACACTGCCCTGTAAGCACTTCCATAACTTGCCCCGGGTATGTAACGCTACCATACGTTAGACCTGTACCGGCACTATCAACCATTAGGACTTGATCAGTTGCACCAATAGGTAATCTGACCAATCCGTTGCTGTCACGCAGAAGAATGTCACCTTGTGTGGTCATGATGGAACTTGGGTCACCCCCTTGCGCCATGAGATCCCACGCAGGGTGGACACCATTGACATACACAGGAGCAACGGCGGTCGAACTCGTAACCTTTAGGATATGAGACGAACCACCGTAAGACACCACATCGTCTTTATAGTAAGTAACGGCGGGATCATAAGCACCCCGCCAGTTGAATTTGATCTTACCTAGATCGATTGTAACTTGTGTCATAGTAACACCTCCTGAACATTCCACTCGCTGTTACCAGTTCTACTGTATGCTTGGGCATTGTATTGTGGATGCCAATTCAAATAGATTAGTGGCGAACCATCTAGTCCTTTGAATTGCAGTTTGTATTCATACAGCCGCCCTGAAACGATGTCTTTATCCAAGAAGCTGAATTGTACTTGCTCACCTTGATAGCTGTATGTTGCACCATTCGATGTGTACACATACGCACCAAAGTCCACATCTTTTCTAGAACCACCACCAGTGTATGGATTTCGATCTTCAATAGCAGATTCCCATGAACTCCAAGTTGATCCCCCATCTGATGAATACCTACGAGCAACTCGACCACCTTGGTGATATGAACCAGAATCCCATCCAACATGGATATTGATGTGGTGCATAAAGCCACTGGCTTCCCCCGCCCCAGCTAGTGATGTAAGTTGTGGTCTGAAAAGATCACCATTAGTCCAAGGGCCTACACCGTTTGGATAATATTGATTTAGGTCATACCAGACGTTTGCTGTAAGTCTGCTACCACTATTAGTGTAGGCAAGATCGCGTTGTCTAACGTGAACGTGTTGCAACAACCGCGCACCATTAGTCACATATGACAGCGAGGCTGTCTGTGGGTGGGCTTGTGGATCAACCGTCAGCGATGTGAACTCGTTAGTTTCAACAGCGTCATACAGATAAACTGTAGGTGATGCCGCTGGAACAGCCCAAGATACATTTGCTCCTGTTGTTCCTTCTGTTCCAGTATATGTTAGACCGGTGGTATATGCGTGACCATATGCGCTGATAGTTGTAAACGCTGTACTGGTCGTTGCACCTGTCTCATCAAATGCAACCCAAGTTCCACCCATACCGGCAATCGTGTCGATAGTATCACCTGTATGTTGATACGCTGGACGACCATTGATCAATAGAATTTCTGTTCCATCGGTCAGGGTGTTCTGTGAGATAGTTGCAGTGATGTCAGAGTCAGCGGTTACTGTTCCTGTCACCAGTACATAAGGGTACGTTGTGCCAGTAAATGTAGGGCTGAAGCCACTATCGTTTACATACGAGTAGATCGCACGTTGTTTAGTAACTGCCGTACCACCATTTGTGTTACCAGCTACGTTAGACGTAACAGATAGGTACTTATTCCCAGCACCATCTTCTAGATAAGACACATGAGTATTTGACTGACCACCATGTACACCATTCGGAATCTCACTGAACCTGACCTTATGACCGGACAATGAGGTATCTTCAGTATTGAAGGTAATCGTGTCCTGTTCGAATGGTTCATACTCAGTCAGTATTGAAGTACCACCGGTGACTGTCGCGGAGTTACCCATAGGGTCACCGTGTACTGAACAGTAGTACCGAAGATCATCCGGTGCAGACTGTGGTACTACAAAGGTTACAGTAGCGTTAGCCGTACCAGAAGTACCTGATGTTGTCACACCATTCGTGTAAGCTGACCCACCGTCTTCCTTAAACACCAAAGGATGCCCTGCGTTAGAAGCATCAGACATATCAAAGACGTATGTGTTCCCTCTGACCAGCGTCAGGGCTGGGGCAACTGTACCATCCAGATGAAATTTATTTGTACCCGCGTCTTGAGCAACCGTTACAACATAGGTTGTCGAAGTCGCTGCCGCTGCTCCTAAGTATAGTCCGCCAGTATTGACAGTCAGATACTTAGTTACACTAGCTGGCAGGGGTACTGTACTGCTACTTGCTAACAGCTTCTTACCGGCTCTGGTTGAACCGGAGTCATTAGCAAAGTTGTAATCGATTGCTAGTCGAGTGTTATTACCACTGGCATCGCCGGTGATCAAATCGCCCTGACTTTCGATTACATCAATCCCTGTCAACATGACATCCGCGTTTGACGGATTCCAAGGGCCAAGGTGGTTAGCAGTGAAGAAGTATATATCGCCTTGATATCGTACTACGTCACGTTCTTCATAGACAGTTGCGACATCAAAATCACCTTTCCAATCGAAGCGCAATTTGCCAAGATCAACTACAGCCATTATGAGCCTCCATTATATTCGACAGAATTATAATCAGCATTTAATTCTTCTAGGGTGATTGTTGACGGGGCTGATTCATACCCGTTAGTCCATGATGAATTCATCATTATGTTATTACCGTTCCCTACATATAGACGGAACTTAATCTCATTCAGTGTTGAGAACGATTGAGTTAACTGGAAGTTAGAGTGTGAAGGTGTTGACGAATAGTCACCACTGTATTCATACCCTTGAAACATCCCGTGATAGTTTTCACCAAAGTTAGTCAACAGCATATTGGTAGCTGTAGTCCAGTTGTCAGTTGAATATTGCACTCTGTAGGAACAATTGTGACCATCTGGCTCAGAGAACAAGTTAAGTGATACACGAACTAACGAGTTAAATTTACGAGGTGTAATCCGTGGGCTATCAGTGATACCAAAATAGTAATAGTTACCATTGTTGACCTGAGTCCGTATAAAGTCACTGAACTGTCGCGTCTGAATGATAGGAGCAAGTGTATCAACTGCTTGCCATTGTGGTGTATTAAGACCACCTTGAACCATCACTTGACCTTGTGTACCAGCCGCTAAGTTTACAAACGCTGAACCGTTGTAATAGAAGATATCACCAGCGTTAGTTGCTACTGACCCAAGGTCAGACCCTAGTGCTAAGACATCCCAAAATGGGTTAGCTGAAGATGTCGGAGCAACACCGGTTGTGTTTGCTTTACAGATGAATGACGATCCAGAGTAAGATACTACATCGTCTACCTCGTAAGCGGTCGTGTTGACATACGCCCCACGCCACTTGAACTTAATTTTTCCAAGATCGACTTCAAACATTAGTACCTCACCTTCAGATGTCCATCTGTATCTATCAAGATTGTTATGTCGGACAACGCGAAGAACCAATCAGCATAATCGGATGTTTCAAACGTGTTGTTTGCAGTGCCATGCGTCCACTGTAGAACACCATCAGAATTGACTGACAGTCCTTGAAACTCAGTTTGTACTGACGTGTTGTATGGTTGGAATGTAGCCCCATCACTAACTTTCAGTGTATCCGTCTGTGTATCAAACCACATACGACCTTCAAGTTGCGCTGGCGCAGTAGCCCCATGCTTATAATAGTTGTTAAACCCAGCGATCTCTGTAGCAGTACCACCAGCCGCGATGTCTGTAATCGCTTGTAGTGTGCCTGAGACAGCCGTGATGTCCGTGATATTGTTTCCCACGTCTACGATAGCATTTAGGTTAGCGTTGACGTTGTTGATTGCTGGTAGGTTCGTAGAGATAAATCCCTTAGTTACCGCATCATTGTTATCAATGGGGGCGGCAAGGTCAGTAAGTCGCCTACTCGATCCATCCCATTGATCCAAGGCGTTCTTCGCCAAGGTAAGTTCTTTAACATCATTCGCTTCTTGCGCTAGATAAAAGCCCTGCAAGCTATCAGTATCAAGAATTTCTTCAGACAGAACAGAACCTGTCTGGTAGTCAACCAGCCGTGCAGCCGGTGATGTCTCACGGGTCAGTACAACGATTGCCCCAAATGGCGCAGTGTTAACCAATTGTATCTGCCCATCGTTAAGCCAGTTGAAATCTGTTGTAGCAACACCGTTCACTGATACTTTAACGTGAGACTTTTGAAGGTATCCAAAGTTAACATTGAAGTCGGTTTCACCCGCCGCATCGTTAACCGTGTATACATCTCTAGCAAAAGCCATTTGTATCTCCTGTAAAGATGCGGGGGCATTTCGCCCCCACGTTGTTAGTTGTCTAAAATCACGTCAGCTATCTGCTTGTATAGCTTGAACGGCATCAGCTTAGTTCCGACCTGACTCATACGGTCACCATCGCCAGCTATTGTGGCATCAGTGAAATCCCAGATGTCGTTGATAAGACCACCTGACGGCCCTGCAAGCAGAGCCAGACGGTTCTTTTCCATCGAGTATCGGGAAGCCCCTGTCATGCCTAGCTGTTGAGAAGCGGCTGATATTGGTGTCGATAGGAACATTAAGAACCCAGCGCGATCCACAATATCGTATCCCCACTGACCTAGTGATCTCTGCTTGATCTCACCAGAACGCTTGAGGTCTGTTGCCGCCACAATGCCATACCCAAGACCGGCTGCTAGTACCATAGACATAAATGCTTGCATATCTCCGTACCCTGCCATCCGCTGGAATGCGGGAAGCATATACTTATTGAGACTAACGAAGCCGTATGTCTGGAACTGTAGCACCATCTTTGCGTAGTTATTTGACATCAGGAACGGCGTATCACCTTTACCTGGTGTCATAATGGCTCTTGTAGCTACATTGTTTAGTGCGATGTTTACAGCTTCATAGGCTGTCTGACCTTCCTTACCTTCGTCAAGCCAGCGACCCATGTTTAACTCATACACACCCTCAGTAAGTTCTGGCTCATGTTTAGCCATCATCTTACGAACAGCGCGTATTTCATCTGCACCTATACCCAGACTAGCCATCTCAGCGATGATCTTTTGTGATTGAATGTTATTGGCAGAAGCCGCCGATAAAATAGAATCCCACCGAAGCATATGTCTGACGAAAGTGTCTTGCATCTGCACCATCGCTAGGGCTTTCATCCGCGTGTTCCACCACGACATTCCAGAGCCAATATTAGTTGCCTCTGACAGACCACCGATAACACGGTCAGCCGTACTTGTGGTGTAGTGAGTCCAAGTTCCGTAGTCACCAACGCCGGTCATTTCCCGCGCAGCTTCCGCTTGGTTCATCTTCATCACAGTACTGTTGTGTAAGATACGTTCAGACCCAATAGCCAACAGACGGATCTCACGATTGCTCATGCCAGCCATCGTTCTGTTCCATGCCTTAAAGTTCTTAGCAGTGAACGTACCGAAGCCGCTTGTAAACGTGACGTTAGCCAAATCAGCCGTAGACGGGATCAAGAAGCCAGAGCCATAGCGCACATAGTTAATCTGACGCGCTAATTGTGAAGCCCAGGCCATCATAGACTCAGCCGAATCTGGCACACCCAGAACCCCAAGTGTCCTAGCGAAGCCGTTCTCTACGTCTTTCAACGCAGTCTTCTCTTGCTTCTCTAGCTGACGCAAGCGTCTAGGCTTATTCTGTGCCTTGGCTTTAAGTTGTCTAAAGTCTTCCCGAATGTCTGCCTGTATATCCTTGATCATCGCATCGATGCCTTTATTGCCAAACACATCATGCAGTGCAAAGCGTGTAGACAGATCATCGACTGACCGCATCAGAACGCTATACAAATCAGCCTGTAGATATCCTTTCTCGATAGCTACGCGGCGTTCCTCGTTAGTCATACGGATGTGTCTACGCTTGGTACGACCGGACTCCGTAATGATAAGTTCAGAGTCAAACCCACCGAATGGGTCTTTCTTCCGGTTGCCTAGCTTTTGTACTAGATCCTCGACATACAGATGAAGAGGGGCTTTAGTCTCAGCTTTCTTAGCGTCACGCTTCAGCTTCTTCAGATCACGTTTAGCCTTACGCGCAGTCTTCTGCGTGTCTTTAGCCATCTTTGTCTTGAACTTCTTGAGGTCGATAAGTTGTTTCTTTCGGGCGGTAGCCTCGCTGAGTGACTTATTGAATGCCTCAAGTTGTAGGTCGAAAGCCTCTAACTCGCTTTGTTTCTTCTTGATCTGAGCGTTCAGGTTACGAATACGCTCCTGTAGTGTCGCTAAACGCCGACTGCTTACAGGTTTCTTAGCCGCCTCTTTGACAGCCGCGTCAAGAGCATCATCACCAGACAGCCGTAGTTCGTTGTCAGCTTTGATAACTTGTTCACGGGCAAAGGCATTGTCAGCTTTTGATGCCTGACCACCTTCGTCCTCAACCATCTTCAGCAATGCTTCAGCTTCTTTCACTTCTGCACCACGCTTAGATTTGTTCTTGGCGGTGGCTTTAGTGACATCATGAAACTGATTGGCACGGATCTTGACTTCCTCTTCAGCCGCTTTCAGTTCTTCCTTGGCTTTCTTACGTTCAGCGACCAGCTTATCAACAGCCGTCTTACGCCGCTTACGCAACGAATACTTCTTGTCTAGTAGCTTCTTGAGTTCATCAAGTGACGCATTCTTAATGTCAGTCCAGTTAGTGCGCTGGGAACGCCCTGCCAGTACAGCCTCACGGCGTGTCCTAACTACAGCATCTTCCGCTTCTGCAATCTTAGCTTCTAGCTGGGCTTCTTCTAATGTCTTCTCACCCGCCATCCACTCTTCAAGCATCTCACGCTTTTGGATCTGACCTTCTTCTGGTGTGAACTTTGTGGTCTTACCGTTCACTGTTACGCTGACATCTTCGTTACCTAGCTTGGCAAACTGTTCTGCCGTCAGTCCGTACTCACCGATGAATTCATCAGTAGGACGTGTACCGAAGATTTGCATAAAGAAGTTGAATGCACCGTCAGGGTCGTTACGAATACCACGCGCATCCCACATCTGGGCAACACCATATTCACGACCTAAGTCTTCGAAGTCGTATCCCTTCTCACGCATCACTTGAGCGTTGATCTCATTCAGCGTGTGGATACGTTCAGCCTGACGCTTCGCGGCATTCACAATCATGTCAGCCCCATCTTCACCAAAGCGAGAGATTAGGTTGTCCATTTCTTCTAGCGTAATGTCGTCAAAAAGCTGCTTGAATGTTAGGTCATGAAACTCCCATTCATTCAACACCCTGTCAGATGTTAGTGCGCGTTGTCTTGGTTTAGCATCACGCCCTGCTAGTACATCTTTACCTAGCTGTTTAGCACGTTGCCCTGCGTCCGCTGCGGTCGCGGCAGTTTCACTAAACTTCTTACCACCGGCTAGATCAACACGAAGCTGAGTGTATTCACTATGTGCCTGTGCCAGTACTTCGTTCTCGAAGCGTTGCATATGCACCAGCTTACGGTCTTCCACGCTGAACTTAGCGATACCATTCTTGATACCCTCAGTCATGATGCCACCGATGTTGAACATAGAGTCAGTGTAGTCACGCATGGTCTTTGATGCGGATGTTAGTCCACGGACTACCGGCGACACCTTTGCTCCAAGTTTTAGCGTGGCGTACTCACCAGCTTTACCGATAGCTTTGATAGGAACTCTCGCCGCACCTTGTGCCATCACACCGCCAGACTTAGCAAGTTGAGTTGTTTTACGCGCCGCTGCGCCCACAGACTGACCAACGTCAGACTCTGCGACAACTTTCCAAGTAGTCTCACCGTTCTTGAAGATAGGCTTTAGAACAGCATTCTCTTTCATGCCTGTACCGATACGACCGATACCCAGACTTACAGGGTTATTTGGGTGTAACGGATTAGCCGCACCTTTGTAGTACAACGGTGACTGTGGATCGAGCGCACGACCGAAGACACCGAAGCCCCCGCCGATTACTGTGCCACCGATGGTGTTGTAGATAGACTCATCGAGTGTCCGTAGTTCCTGACGTGTGTGTAGTGCGGCTTCCTGTACGGCTGAGTAGTAACCACCAGCTAACGCCCAGCTACCAATGCGCCGGAATGTGTTAGCTTTCTTAGCTAGACCCAAGCCCGGCACAAGTGTGGTGATGTCAGCAAAGCCCGCCAGACCACCAACCAGCATACCGGCGAAGTTGCCGTTCTGTAACTGGTCGCGGTACATCTGGGCTTCCCGTAGACGTTCTACACGAAGATTGAATTGCTTCTCATCGTACACATCATCGAACAGGTAAGACTTAATATGATCTTCCATGTCCTGTAAGCTGTCACGATTATCCACAAAGTATCTATAAGGATTGAAGCCGCCAGGTTTGTACTCGAAGTTGAAGTAACGCTTGTCTGCCGGTACGATACCGTAACGAAGCATATCGCCGACCAGTGTTTCTTGCATATACATTTCATACGCAGTGCCAACGAAACCTAGTGAACCGGCGGACTGTTGTGCAATGTAGTCACTCCCAGAAACGGCTTGTCTATTGGCAATGATCTGTTGTCGATCATACATAGACTCAGGCATATCTTGCTGAGTGAAATGACCGCTGTCCGCAAAAACTGGATCAGCCATTTAGTTCTCCTTATAATACCAATTTGAATTTGAATGCTGGCTTATCGCCTCTATCATCCTCACCACCACGCACTTGGCTATAAGCTGATTCACGTTTCTTCATGCCGGTGAAATCGTAAGTGTCTTCAATGATAATCCGACCGCTTTCATCGCGTGACCATGTGAACCGACCAATGGTCAGCCCCAGAGCCATAGCGGGGTCAAAGCTGTCTTGGGCAATCTTAGCCATGCTGATGTATTTATCAGCCGTTTCCCCAAGCAAGCTGTCTGTACCATACGCGGCTTCGTGTAGTTCCTGATCGTTAGGACGATAGATGCCACGCTTTTCGTACTCATCCTGAATACGCTTTAGACCGGACGCTGCCCCCACAATCTCAGACAGATACATACCGTTGACTTCACGGATGCCAAAGAACGTATCGTAGTCTTCATACTGTGCAGAGGTTTTACCTTGCGACTCTAGCCACATGACAAAGTTCTTCAGGGTATCTATCTCATTCTCGTTAAAGAAATCATTGCCGTATGTTTCTGTCTCATAGTTGAAGGTAGACTTCTGTAACTTGTAGAAACCATACGCCCGCGCTGGGGTAGATATCTGAGGTCTTGTCAGCTTCTGGAATAGCGTTGGATAGACCACGCGAGACACATCGTTGATGTCGCCCCAGCGTATAGGGTCTTTATTAACTGGCTCTTCACCTCTAGTAGACACCCGCACGTTAAGGTCATCAGGACGTGGCTTCGGTGTAGGAATTGGTACATCAGTTGATGTGCTTCGGTCATACTTTGGTGCATCATCGTCTAGTATCTGATCCAATGTCTGGTCAGTGCCGGGAACGATACGATCCACTGGTACGTTAGTCCGCGTAGGTGAGTCCGAAGTATTGTTCGGGTCAAGCGGTGGTAACTCTGTTGCAGTAATCTCAGCGTCATGCCCCTGTACTGCCAGCATCGTTAACAACTTGTTTGGTCTGTTACTAATAGGTGCATCAAACAGATTACGTTGACCCATTGGGTTTAGTTCATCTGCATTTGCTGTACTAATACCAAACAGATTAGCAAGTTGAAATCCATTAGACCTTAGATCATCACCTTTAGCGACCTTCGTCCAATTTTGATCGTATCCGAAGAACATATCGTGTTCTCGCTTACGCCTGTTGTCGAGTCCTTTGAGTTTGTTTCCGTTGGACAAGTTGAGGATTTCATAGCTGACATCCGCCGCCGAACCAGCCTTGAGATGCTTCGTAAGATTAGGGCCGATAAGGGCGGGCGCGTTGTAGGCCATACTGACCAGAGCAATCCGTTGGGTAGCATTGAGGGGAACTCCTTCTAACTTTGTTGATACTACTCGTTCTGCGTCCTTGACAGCCGCTTCGAATAGCAAACGTCCTTGACGCTCTGTTATTGTGGTTTCCCCCGACATCAGTTTGCTGAAGCCTTTATCATCTAGCTTCAGTACTTCTTTAGCGATGTCTGCATTTGCGTTGAGGTTCAGACCGTACCCAATGTGTGGAACGCCATGTAGCATATATACACTGTTACGATATTGCTCTTCCGCAGCGATAAACTCGAAACGTGAGTTCATGTAGTTTTGATCTTCAGTATCAAAGGCTTTAGGGCCTTTATGATTTAAGACCATGTTATGGATGTTCTGATTAGCAGACTCGATGTTGTTACCATAATAGTGTTGCTTCACAGAGCCATCGGTGGGCGACATATAGCCACCCGCCCGAAGGTTACGAGATAGGTCACTGTAGTACTGATGAGTCCATTCAGACTCACTCGTAATCCCGTTATGAGGAGTGACGGTACTCGCACCTTTATTTTCAAAATAGTCGGACATTCCCGCCATTGTTTTCTCCTTATGGGTAAACCATATCATCTAGGTTTTGATCAGTGCTTCTGTTCTCTGGTGTCCAATTTGATGACTCAGCAAGAGCCTGTAACTCTGTCTCCATCATTGTGTCACCATCCACTTTGTTGAAGTGTGGCTCTACAGCAAGGCGATAGAAGCTAGGGTTTGTTTTACTATTGGGGATCAGTCGGATAGCAGGGTGCAGATACCGCTTGAGTATCATTTCGTCAGACACAATATTTCCTGTAAGTGTAAACCTACGCTCATTATTATCTTCTAACTGATACCATGAGTATACTTGCCCATCTTCACGATACTGCAAGTTGCCTTTGAACTCCTTACCGATCTGTAAGTTAACGCTGACACCATTGGACGTAACAGCATACAAGTTTGCACCCTCTAAGGCGTACATAGTGTTGTATGACACATCGATGTCATCACCGTCTCCGATTATGTCAGTACCGGTGCCAGGTATCACTAAGTTCCGTAAACCATCAGGAATAGCATCCACAGCGTTATTCATGTTAGCTACTGTGTCCTCAAAGATACCGGATGGATTTCTGACGTGATTACCAATTGGTATGACGTTATTAGGAACTTCACGCATCGGCATAAGCTGTCCACCATTGATAACCATTCGTGAAGTAGCTAGAGCTGCTACACGTTTCTTTAGTTCATCAGGGTCAACAGAGCCATCACCGCTGTTACGCATCTTAACGATTTCATCTTCAGTAATCTGACGCAACATCCTGTTACCAGCGTCACTGATGTTAGGTGTTGAGTTATTTCCGAATAAGAACCAACCATCGTCTAAGTTCATATTCTCTTCAATTTGCTCAGACACACTGTTGAAGAATTCGTTTACCGCTGGCTGTCTTTCCTTCTTCTCTAGATCCGCATAGTCCTCAACGATGTATGACTCGATGCCATTCTCACGAACAACTTTACGAGACTCCACCATCTCTGGACTGTTTGCTTGAACCATTTCGAAGTCGATAGTGCCATCACGACTAGCTGTAATTAGACCTAACTTGCCGAATTCATCTCCCATCATCTGGTTGACAATCTGGTAGTCACCACCACCAATATTACGCAGTACGTTAAGGGCGTTAGCTTGCTTGGCTGACTCAGGTGACTGTAGTCCAGCGATGATCATTTGCTTTACATCATCACTGATAGCATCATCCCCAAACCTCGCGTAAGCGGCATTGATAACTTTACCAGCCATCTGCCCCGCCATTGGGTCAGGGTTAACTAGGAAGTTATATTTCATCTCCCCCAGCATCTCAGGCAACATTTTCTTAGTGTCTTCTGCCGTCATTCCGGGGTGTATCTCACCGGTATCTGCGAGATGCTCTAGACGCGCATATCCTGTAGTTAACTCGCGTGTGGTTGTCACATGATCAGTAA